GCTGTTGTTAACCAAACAAATGGTGGTCTCTCGGTTGGAGCTAACGATATGGGTCTTGACATGGATGACCTCTCAGCAGTGTCTGCTGTTGTGAGTGGCGATACATTTGGTATTTGTCAACAAGCTGAGGCTAGTGATCCAACCAAGAAGATTACAGGTGATAACCTGATCACGGACCTGCTTCCACTTCTTACAGAAGCAGCTATGACCGTTGCTGACGACTATGTGGTCTTCCTCGACGGTGGTGGTACCGGCGACGGTAAGAAAGAAAAGTGGGCTGACTTGATCTCAGCAGCCGCTGGCACTACTAGTGCTACCGGTATTAATGCGGCTTCTGGCGTCTTGTCCATCGACATTGATGAGTTGGGGGCTGAAGAGATTGGCACTGGCGATACTATCATGTTCAATGATGATGGCGATGATGGTCTTCACAAAATCACTGTCGACAACCTGGCCATCAAGTCTCCTGCTCTGCTCGTGGATACGCAGATTGCCGCGGCTGACTATGTCATGTTCCTTGATGGCGGCGCTACTGGCGATGCCAAGAAAGACTCGCTTGCTGATTTCGCAACTTTCCTTGCTGGAAGCGACGGTCTGAAGGCTGCATCCTCGGTGCTGGCTCTCGACCTGAACTCGTTGACTGCTGCTGCTGTTGACGTTGCTAACGATAGCATTGCTATCATCGACGCTAACGACAGCAACGCAAGCAGAAAGGAATCCATTGATGATCTCATGGAAGCCATCGCTGGTACTGGTATCACCAATACTAACGGTGTACTGTCGGTAGACACTTCCGGTGGTGACTCGATGAGTTCCACAGCTGTCATTGACAACTCGACATTGACTGCAGGAATGAACTACTTTACCGGCACCATTGATCCCAACGACGGATATGTAGAAGTTAGTCTCCCCGAAGCCTCGGCTCCAACAGTGGGTGATACCTTCTTTCTTAAAGCTCCGAGTAACTGCGGCGTAAATAATCGTATTCATGTTGAAGTCTCTGGAACCCACAAGATGGATGGTGTAGAGCAAGTTGTTCTCAACGATCCTTATGCTACTGTGGGCTTTGTCTACACGATTTCCGGTTCGTGGTCTATTGTCTAATTTGAGTTTTATCTCTTACTAAGATAATGTTTACTGGGCGTCCCTCCTTGTGGGGGGCGCCCTTTTTACGTACTACTTACAATTATGAGAACATTAGACTTACACGGCGCCCACCACGCCTCCGTTCAGAGTAAAGTTGAGAATTTTGTCTTAAGCTACAGCGTGCCTCTCCGCATAATAACGGGAAACTCCACTCGAATGCAGGCGCTAGTACGCCAGATCTTAGAAAGATACGATTTTGGCTTTTATTATGAGAGCGATTATAATTTGGGTAGCCTAATTATCACAGATAACACCAAATACTGGTCCAACTAGAAGGTACAAACATAGTATGGCTTATAATATTGCGCAATTTCCTCTCGAAACCCCCCTTGTGGGATTGGGAGAGGAAGAGCGAGAACAACTTAAGAAGATTGACAAGGTTGATCATGCGATTGACAACTTTTCCGATGAGAAGATCGGCGGCCAAAAGATCTTTACGCAAACAGTAATTGCCGAAGGTTATAAATTGCACGACGGAACGCTCTTAAAGCCCGTAGCAGTCGAGACCATCAAAAACAATCGTGCTTCCGGTGTTCTGATAGCCAATGGCGACAAAACCATCACAGCAGCCGCCAACCTCGCATGGGATGGACACACGCTAACCGGCGAAAATTTGAAATTCAACAATATTTATGGATCTGGAGAGAACCTAATCGATCTCCCCGCGGAGAACTTGCGAGGACTAGTCCCAGCCAAGAGTTTAGACCTGCGCAAGAACGGCGCCCTGGCTGTCGAAGACGACCAACTAACATTAAGCTTCCACACGGTAGGTTCTATCAAAATGAACGGACAAACCCTGGCAGACGGCGACAGTATTTTGGTATACGACAACTCGCACAACCTGATCCGCAAATCCACCCTCCAAGCCTTCTATAAAGACTACATTAACTCTAAGATTCATCACCCTAGCGGCGAGCAGCACACCCTCCAGTTTAGAAAGGGTTCATCTTTTGGTTCGGCACCCACATTAACGTTCGACTCCGGACAAAACCTTTTGAATGTCCACGGTCAAGTCTCGACGCTAACTTTGAAAGCCAGCGAACAAGTACAACTAGACGGCCCCGTACTACACAGTTCAGCGCAGCACCAAAACATTACTACTGTATCTCAGAAGGACTACAAAGTCGGACCCGACGACTATACTATCCTGGCAGACACCTCCGCCAACAATGTGTGTGTGGTGCTTCCCGACGCCAGCACAAACCGTGGACGCCTCCTTAATATTAAGGCAGTTCATACCGAAAAATACACCCTCAAAGGAAACGTTTTAACCATCAAGAGTGCCGGCGGTTCAATCGATCTGTTCGAGGATATCAAATTAAAAATGAACACTTCTTCTCGCTGTCTTCAATCAGACGGTGAAAATTGGTGGATTATCAATAGTCGCGGCTCATAATAATAGTCGTTTTGACTTCTGCAGCACTATTTATTTTGAATTAGTGCCATTTGTAGGAGTATATTAATGTCCCACTTGTTAAGAGACGCGATTGTCGACGCAAAAGCTCTGCGCGAAGCCGCGCTTAAAAACGCGGAAGCTTCCGTAATCGATAGATATTCAGAAGAGGTGAGAAGCACCCTTAACGCCCTTCTGGAGCAAGAAGAGGAAGCCCCTCTCGACCTTGGTGCAGACTTAGCAGCGCCTGATGCCGGCGCCCCCCCCATGGATTTGGGCGCCCCCGAAGAAGGCGCGCTTGAAGAAGGCGAAGCCGAAGAAGTGGCCGAAAACATTCCACTCGCTGCGACTGACGGACTCTCCGAAAACGAGGGTGAAGGCTTATCCCGCCTCCCACGTTCCGGCGAAGATGTCGAGGTAGACATTAACCTTGATGCCCTCCAAGAAGCCGTACAGCAGCTTCAAGGTGAGCAGGAAATCAATCTTAACGAAGCAGATTTGTATGCATTGTTGGAAGATACCGATCCACTGGGCGCCCAAGAATCCAGTGAAATGGCCAACCCTCCCAAGCCTGAAGATGAGGGTGGAGAAGGTGGTGGTCAAGGCGAAGCCGACGCCGCGCTAACGGCCGCAGCTAGTGAACAAGAGGTTGACTCTGAAGATGGCGGTGAAGCACCCACCACCAAAGAATCCCTCGATATTTCCGATGAATTTATTGATTCCATCGTAGAAAGACTCACAGTTGATATGGGCGCAGACTTAACTGGTTGGGCTGGAAGCTCATCCGAGAAGATGCGCTGGGAAATGGAAAAAGAATTTGCTCGCCGTCGCAGTACTGACGTCGAGGACAATATGAACGATTTGAAGAAGGCTCAAGAAGAAGTTGTTTTCGAAAATAAACGACTTAAAGATAGCCTTACACAATACAAGCAAGCAACTCAACAGCTAAAGGAAAATTTACATGATGTAAACCTTTCCAATGCTCGCTTGCTTTACACGAACCGTGTTTTGAGAAATACCTCCCTAAATGAGCGGCAAAAAACAAAAATTGCCGATGCTATTTCAAAAGCTGGTTCCGTAACAGAAGCCAAGACAATATACCGTACGCTTGAAAGCACAGTGGAGTCCGCCCCTAAACGTGGACCACAATCACTTAGCGAAGCAATTGGTCGTCAGCGCACCTCTGTTATTCGTGCTTCCCGTCAGGAAAGCACACCATCCGATCCAATTGCGGATAGGATGAAAAAACTAGCAGGTATCGATTAAGATACAAATACATTAATATAGGAGGTATTTTAAAATGGCTGGTATTATTGAACGATTGACCGAAGGAGTTATCAATCGTGACCTGCGTGCCGAAGGGCATGCACTTTTAGAGAAGTGGGAGCGCACTGGATTGCTGGAAGGCATTGATAGTGATCGCAAGCGCCACTCTATGGCTCGACTGCTTGAGAACCAAGCAAAAGAGCTTCTCCGTGAAACTTCTACCATGGCCGGTGGAGATGTCGAAGGTTTTGCAGCCGTCGCATTCCCCATTGTCCGTCGTGTTTTTGCGGGACTGATCGCTAACGATCTTGTTAGTGTTCAGCCGATGAGTCTCCCCTCGGGTCTCATCTTCTTCCTGGATTTCACCATTAGCAGGGACACCGGCGACGGCCAGAACGACGAGTATTCGCGTTTGGCCTACAACTGGTCCAGTTCTTTCTACGGTGGCGCAAAGGTTGGCTCCCAGATCACTGGTGGTGTGGAACTTGACGAGTATGGCGTAGGCTATGCTGGTGGTGCGTATAACCTCAACAACGGTTATTCGTCTCCGACAGGTTCAAGCACCGCGGATAATCTCACATGGACTCCCCAAGCCGGCACTTATGGCATCTTTGGAAGTCAGGAAACTTCAGCATCTGTCCTTAATAAGGCAGTTACTTGGGATCCGGATTTGGTTTCCGGGTCGACCTGGGTCGCTGAGGTGACAGTTCTGCTGAGTGGTTTGGATCAGTGTAACACTGATGGACCTCAGTCGTTCAACGTGTCGTCTTCGGTCGGTAACGGAGTTCTCCGGTCCACTGGTCCTGGCAACCAAACGGCCGCCAATCAGCCGATTGCTCGCCTCATTCGTCGTCACACTCAAGTGGTAAGTGCCTCTGGTACTCCCCGTCTGAAGCTTGTCTTCGTTAGTACGGGTAGTGATGGTGGTTCATCCAACCCGGGCCGCGTCCAAGAGCTGAGTAACCTCGTTCTCGGTGCTTTGACAGCGAGTGAAAACACCATTTCGTGGGCACAAACCGATGACCTCGTCGCCGGTGGTGCAGCAGGTTCTATTGTTGGACAGGCTGAGTGGGGACTTGAGAATGAGCAGAACATCCCCGAGATCGACATCAAGGTCGATTCCGTGGCGATTACTGCCATGACCAAGAAGCTCAAGGCTAAGTGGACCCCGGAGTTAGGACAAGATCTTAACGCCTACCACAACCTTGATGCTGAGGTTGAGCTTACGAGCATTCTCTCTGAGCAAGTTGCTCTTGAGATTGACCGTGAGGTTCTCGCAGATCTCGTCAATGGCGCGACTGCAGCAACCTACTACTGGTCCCGCTCTCCCGGTATGTTCTTAAACCGTGAGACTGGTGCTGAGATTGGTGCGTCTACTAAGGCTCCCGATTTCACCGGTACAGTGAGTGAGTGGTATGAAACCCTCATCGAGACCATTAATGATGTGTCTGCACAGATTCACCGCAAGACTTTGCGGGGTGGTGCTAACTTTGTCGTCTGCGGACCCGAAGTTGCCAACCTCCTTGAGTTTACGGCTGGCTTCCGTGCTTCCGTCACTAATGACGACGAGAAGGGTTCCATTGGTGCCGTCAAGGTCGGTTCACTTTCCAAGAAGTTTGATGTCATTGTTGACCCATACTTCCTCCGGAACGTGGTCCTGGTCGGACGTCGCGGATCCTCTTTCCTTGAAAGCGGATTTGTTTACGCACCGTATGTGCCACTGCAAACCACACCCACTATCTTTGGCCCTGAAGACTTCGTGCCCCGCAAGGGCGTGATGACTCGGTACGCCAAGAAGATGGTGCGTCCCGATATGTACGGTCTGGTTATCGTACGCGGACTCTTGGGTGAGTCAGGCGGCTGATCAATAGATTAGATTAGTCCTCTATAAAACAATCCCCCTGTCACCTTCGTGTGACAGGGGTTTTGTTTTTGGAGAGCCCAAACCAAAATGTCGATTTACCAAATTTTTTCCCCGGTAAATTTTTGAGATTTTCGTTTTATGAATACTTGCAGGCGCCTTTGCTCTTGAACAACTATTTAGTTTAGCAGAGGATCCCTTTTTATGCCAACTGACCTTCAACCTATTTCCGAAACTAGTGCGATAGTATTAACTTCCACCGGCAGCGCAGCCAAAGTTGCCGCCGCAGTACCCTTCGGAGCCTATACCGGTTCCGTTGATTTCCTAAGCGGAGCAGCCCTCCAGGTAGCCTATGTTTATAAGAAACTGGGTGGAGATGTAGTCGACATTGAGTTGACCCCCAACAATGTATACGCCGCTTATGAAGAAGCCGTATTAGAGTACTCCTACATTATTAACCTTCACCAGGGCAAAAACAGCCTCGGCAGTTTGCTCGGAGATGCTACCGGCACCTTCGATCATATCGGAAATATCAAGAGTGGCTCCCTTTCCTCCAGTTTAGGAGGAACACACGTTTCCCTCAAGTACCCCCGCTTTCAGTTTGAAGCAGCGCGCTCCGCCGGCGACGGTTTAGCAGCGGCCGCAGGGTTTGGTGGCACCATCCGCGAATATTCCGCCTCTTTCGGACCTGCTCAAGGTGTGCAGGACTACGATCTCCAGGGCATTATTAGCAGTGCCTCTACTTCGGGCGTCGACGACGCAGGGCGCCCAGTCGATTACAGCGGCAAAGTTGATAATAAGAGGGTAATCATCACTCAGGTTTTTTACGTCTCTCCTAGAGCAATGTGGCGCTTCTATGGCTATTATGGAGGGGTAGGTGTCGTTGGTAATTATTCCACCTACGGACAGTTCGCCGATGACTCCACATTTGAGATTATTCCCACATGGCAGAACAAGCTACAAGCTATCATGTACGAGGACTCTATTAGGACCCGTACTTCCAACTATTCCTATGAATTGATTGATGGAAGGCTTAGACTGTTCCCCACCCCGAGCTATTGGGGACTTGCAGAGATGGATCGTATTTGGTTCAAGTTTTATGTTGAGGACAACGCCTGGGATGACAACGCTGGCTATAGCGGCAGCATCGGTGGGATCAATAACATCAACACCGCGCCTTTCGGCAACATCCCCTACGGCAATATCAACTCAATTGGTAAGCAATGGATTAGAAAGTACGCCTTAGCGCTCTGTAAGGAGATGCTGGGTCAAATTCGCGGCAAATTCACGACAATGCCCATTCCTGGCGAGAGCGTCACTCTCAATCATTCAGAACTGCTCTCACAAGCTAAGGAAGAACAAACAAGCCTTAAAGATAAGCTCCGAGAGCTTCTTAAAGAAATGGAGTATGTGCAACTCACCAAAGATGACTCGGAGCGCGCCACAGCGGCCGCCGAGACCATGAAATTTTCACCGTTGCCCATATTTGTGGGATAATAATGAATGTCCGATAACGAATGGAAAAGACCCCCAGCACCACCACCCCCGCTTTTCTTAGGTAAGAAAGAACGCGACCTCGTAAAGCAGGTTAATGATGAATTAATCGAAAAAGTCATTGGTCAACAGATCTTGTACTATCCCATTGATTTGGAAGTCACCAATTTCCATGAATTATACGGTGAAGCTATTGATAAAACTTACTTGCCCCCGGTGCGAGTCTATGCCTTGGTCGAATTTACCGACTATGTCACCGAATATATGGAAAATGCCGGAATTGACAAGTCCTGGGAGATTACTATCCACTTCCACCGCCGGCGCCTTACCGAAGATCAAGACTTATATGTCCGTGAGGGCGATTTCGTGCTTTACGGAGATTACTTCTATGAAATTGTAAAGCTGTCCGAGCCTACTAAGCTTTTTGGACAAGTAGACCACAGTTTTGAAATTGCTGCGACGTGCAAACGCGCCAGAAAGGGATTATTCGATGCTACCTGATAACTTTGATTTTGCTATGTTGCCAAAGGACCATGAGGCATCCTTTAGTTTAAAAGAAATAGGGATGCTTGCTTCGACCATTGAGAATATAGATTATTCCATCGTATCCTGGGTCAAAGAAGATTTAAAGCTCTCTACGCGAACCAATGAAGGCTTTGTTGAAACCCCTGTATTGTGGCAGGTGCCGGAAAGAGCGTTTCAGATTAAGAACGAGAAGGCTTTACGAGATGACGCCGGCGCCCTTAAGCTTCCATTGGTTAGTGTCGAACGCACAAATATTGTCAAAGATCCACAGAAAAAAGGCTCCTTTCAGGCTCACTATTATTCGAAACGCAAAAATGGACGCTCTGGTCGCTTTGTTATTGCCAAACGCATCGTTCCCGATAAGACACGCAATTTCGCTGTGGCCAGTGGTACGCGAAACAACACCGGCACCAAGAGCCAACTTTATTATCCGCGAAAAAACAGAAAGATTGTGATTGAAACGCTTTCTATTCCCATTCCTGTATACGTTAATATTGAATACAAGATCAGGATCAAAACCGAATATCAACAACAAATGAACGAGTTGGTGACGCCGTTTATCGGACGCACAGGGCAAATTAACTCTTTTGTCATGCGCCGCAACGGACATTTATATGAAGCGTTCATCGATCAAAGCTTCACTCACAATAACAACGTGAGCAATTTAGCTGAGGACTTACGCATGTTTACGACCGAGATTACCATCCGTGTCCTGGGCTATTTGATCGGCGAGGGGGAGAATGCGGATCGCCCTATTGTACGCATGGACCAAAACACCGTAGAATTCCAGTTTCCCTCCGAAAGAGAGGTCCCAGGAGGCGAGATTCCATTCTTTGGAGAGAGTTCCTGACATGGGCCCCCTTTTTTCTATTTAGTTCAGGACCTTTTTCCGCTTTTTGAAAATAGAAATACTATTTAGTTTATGATTGCAATATGATATAATGTCATACTCACAGAAGAGGAACCCAGCAATATGTCAGTGAAAAACTTTAAATTTGTCTCCCCCGGTGTGTTCATTAATGAAATTGATAACTCTTTCATTCCTAAAACCGCCCAAGCTATCGGCCCCGTCGTAATTGGTCGCGCCTCTCGCGGTCTCGCGATGCAGCCAGTCCAAGTCTCATCTTATGCAGACTTTGTTGAAATGTTTGGAGACACCGTCCCCGGCCGAGCCGGCGGCGATATCTACCGCAACGGTAACTACCAATCTCCAATGTACGGAACGTATGCAGCTAAAGCATTCTTGAATGCAAACGTTGCTCCTCTTACATACGTGCGCCTATTGGGACAACAAACAGCCGTTGGAAACGGTGTAGGCGGCGCAGCCGCTGCTGGCTGGAAGACCACGAACAACATGGGCAACCTCGGTAAAACGAGCGCCACGAACCGCGGCGGCGGAGACGGTAACAACCCGGGTACTACCACATCGGCCGGCGGTGCTTATGGTCTTTTCGTTTTCCCGTCCGGAAGTGGAGCACATCTCGTGGATCCCGCAGCCCATATCGCCAATCCTGGTCAATGTGGTGGCATCTCTGCTCGCCAACCCGGCGCAGGCGTGCTAGCCGCTATTTTCTACATGAATAGTGGATCTGTGGTACTTTCTGGTTCTGCACGCGGAACCGGTGGAACTGTTTCGTCGGGTAGTACGATGTGTATTGGAATGGATTCGAACAACCTCTTCACGCTGGTATACACCGATTCAAGTTTGGTCGAGCACAAGGTAAAATTTGGTTTTGATGACGATTCTGAAACGTTCATTAGAAAGCGGTTTAATACCAATCCTCAGCTTTTAAACGCGTCTGGAACATTTTATCCTATCCAAGATCATATATTCTTGGGTGAGTCTTTTGAGAATACCCTCCGCAGCTATGTGGTATCGGGTTCTTCTCTTATCGGACAGAACATGCAAGGCGCTATCTACGGAATCGCCTTGAGTGGCAGTGATTCTTTGGGCACCTCCCCCGCGAACATGAAATCACAAGCCTCCCGCGAAGCTGTCGCAGGGTGGTTTATTGGTCAGGACTTGAGCGGTGACCCCGCCACATATAAGCCTGCCCAGCAACAAAAGCTTTTCCGTCTTAAAGGACGAGGACATGGCGAATGGCTCAACAAGAACGCCAAGGTGTCCATTGAGAAAGTAAAGATCTCTACGAGTACAACTACCCAATACGGAACGTTCTCGGTGGTCATTCGCTCACTTCTCGATACCGACAACAATGTGGTGATCTTAGAACGCTTTGATAACTGCACTCTTGACCCCACTTCCCCTAATTATGTGGCACGTATTATTGGCGACAAGTATTATTCTTGGGACCAAAATGAGCGGCGCCTTAAGGAATATGGAGAATATCCTAACGAATCCAAGTTTGTATACGTTGAGATGAACGAAGACGTCGATGCCGGCGCCTCCGATCCCCTTCTCCTCCCCTTCGGCTATTTCGGACCCCCCAACTTTGAGCCTATCGTATCCGGATCCGGAACCGGTGGCACTGCTAACTATCCTACCAGCAAGTTTGTAATCAGTTCGGGTTCGATTAGTAATGCACCCAGTATCGCATGGACCACTGTTGGTGCTGCAGACAGCGGACAATTTTTGACAGGATCGGGAACCACTGGAGTCCTTGTGGGTCTTACAGCATCTCTGTACTTCCCGGTCGACCGCTTACGCATTTCTGCATCCGCCGGCGGACTTACTAACCCCACTGACGCTTACTTTGGATTCTCGGTCACTCGTGATTCGGGCAGCACCCGCCCCGACCCCAGCGTTGCCGATTGGCATAGACTGCTTTACAGTGGCTTTCCAGATGATCCTGTCTCCGGACAAAACCCGCAGAGGGATGCCCATACTGGCGTGGACGCATGGTCTTATGTCTTCTCTTTGGATGATGTTCGAATCGGTGTCAACGGAGACTTCTATTATCAGTCAGGCTCCCGGGCAGCTGAATTATCAGTTTCTACCGGCTCTTACGAGAACCTGCTGGCACAGCAATACAACCGCTTCACGGCTCCATTCTGGGGTGGCTTTGATGGATTTGATATCCAAAAGCCCGATCCCCTCTACAATGCCGGCATGAGCGCGGGTAACACTGAAGATAACAGTTACATCTATCACACTTATGCACAAGCAATTGATAGTGTGGCAGACCCCGAGTTTATTGATATGAACTTGCTGTCGAGCCC